ACCGAACGTCATAGTATTAAGAGCAGGGTTAGGATCAACGATTCCAAGCCACACGTCCTTACCCCAAAATGAAGTAATACTCTGAGTTGCATCAACATTGTTAGCTGCATTATAAAGTGAATCTACAGCAAGAATAGTACCTTCAAAGCCAGTAAGAAGTTTAAATGCGTCAGGAATGGTAAGAGAGAAATTCTTGAATCTATCAACAACACGAGGATGATTCTCGATGTAAGAAACACCAAGAGCTGGAATAATCATCGTATTAGGATACCTGAATGTAGCAGCATAAACAGCACGCATACCAGTCATAATATCAGCAATCGGATTACTAGTTACATACGGATATGTCCCGCCTGAGAGATCATCCCATCTAGACGTACCTGCAAGAGTGATCTTGTTGGTAGACGCATATTGCGAAGTATCACGAACAAGTGTAGAGACAGCAAGTTCATGGTCAAGCATGAGAGAACGAGTTGCAAGCTTAGTAGCATCAACTTCCGGATCAAAGGTATTAGGGCCACCAAAGACCGGATTAGCATAACCGCCCTGCGATTGAAGTTGCTGACGCTCTTCGTCATAAACAGGAACCTGGAGAGAACGTTCTTTAGTCTCAAACGTATCTTCACTCCATTTAGCTCCGACGATTTCGTTAGCAACTCCACCCGGCTCACGAACAGACTCGTAAATCAGCCACGTACTTCTATCAAACGTGCGATAGCGGCCTGACTGTGTATTAACCGGAGTGAGAGGGAAAATCCTCTCGCCGTAAAGTGACTGATCTTGAAATCCTGTCGAGAAGTTCGACAGGATCGGATCGGTATAAAGAAGGGAAGGATCGTACATTTACGCCACCCCTCCATTAGGATCAACTTCGAGAGAAATACGATCGCCTGCATTTGTAGAGGGAGCACCAACGCAGCGACCAACAATACGCTTACCAGAAGCACCAACAAGAGCACTAACACGACCGTCTGCTTCAAGCTGAACTTGAGCACCAACAGTAATTGCGCCTGTAGCAACAGCTTCCGTAATACCCTGAACACGAGTAAGACAACCCTTACCGCGAGCAATTTCAGACGTCGTAACACCAAACTGAGCAAAACCAGCAATTAAATCACTATTTGCAGTAACTGGAGTTACAGTTCCCGCTGCTGAGAACTTAACTGCGTAGAACTTAGTAATAGCAGCTGCCGCTCTGTAACCCTTATCTAAAAGAACATTACCCGTTGCTGCTGGCATTTAATCATTCACCACCTTAGCCGGGAATAGCAGTAGCAGCGGCCTGTGCAAGATCGGGATGCTTATCTTGAACAGCTTTCAAAGCCTCATCGGGGCTACAATTATTCTCTTTCATATACTTCTGCATCAATTCAGACATGGCTTTCTTGGAACCAGCAACTCCACTAGGCGTATTAGTATCAAAAACGGGAATTGAATCATCATTGTTGTTAGATCCAATCTCACCAAAATCTACAAGTCCACCATTCATGATTGCTCTAACTGCGCTCTCATAATCTTCACTAGTAGCAGTACCTTCAGCAAACTTAACATGGACTTCTTCAACTTTTTCTTTTGCAATCTGTGAAAGACCGGTTCTAGTCTCAACTAAACCAAGACCACGCTGCGTGCGAAGTTTGCCTACGCTCTCGCTAAAGAGTCTTGCATTACTCTTGCGATCGCGTTCCATAAGCTTGTTGTGCTCATGGTACATATCGGGGTATTGCTCAGCAAACTTCTTCTCCTGCTCAGTCCTATCCTGATTGTGCTTAAATTGGGCAAGTTCTCCCATAGCCAACTTAGTCGTCTCAAGCACCTTTGCACCATCAGATTCAACAGGAAGTTCAAGAACACGCAGAAGCTCATGAGCAGTATTATCTTCCAACTCAAACGGCACCTTATTACCTCCCTTCGGGTTCTTTCCGAAGTTAGTTTTAACCCATTGACTCGGATCGTAAGCAGGATCATTCGGATCTGCAATTGGGGGTGTTTCTCTTCGCCAACCTCCACCTATTGCAGGATCTTCTTTCGAGGGATCGCCTTGTTTACGAGGAACTGGTTGACCAGTACCCGGATCAGGTTGTTCAGGGTTTCCGATTATTGGAGTTGGCCCTGTTCCTGGTTCAGAATGTTCCCACTCAACTGACTCGTTCGTTACTTCAGGAATAAGCACGGCATCAGAAAGTGCAAAAATCAAATTAAGTTGATCTTCACTAAAATCAAATTCACTCATATTTGAACCTGCCTTGCCAAGTAATCTCGCACCAAGAGCTTTTACTCTTGCAACAACTGCGGGTGGAATGCCATTAACTTGATTAACCCTAGCAAGCATATTACGAACGTGAGGAAGATCGATTTTACCATCTTTATCCTTGTAAGGCAGATGCCTCTGTTTATCAGGGCCAATCCATGCAAATGACGAATCAGGTAAACTGTTTACATAGGCAGTAGACCAGACGGCAAATTGTTTCTCGGCATCAAGAGATTCAACAAAAATCTCAGAAAAGTTTATAGGCATAAGACCCTTAGCTATTGGTCTATTAGTCAAACCTCCACCAACCATTACATCAGTATACACAGTTCCTTCATTGTTCGTCCATTCATCTTCCCATTCAAGAGAAAAATAACGCCACTCTTTATTTTTCAATTCCTGTTTAGCAGGCTCAGTAAATTCAACACCAAGCACAAGTTTGCCATCAGCACTCTTTCGAGCATCACGAATCCAACCTGCTGCTTTATTACCCTTAGCAACATCAACACCGTGGTCATAATTAATAGCAATCTCTTGACCGCGTGTGTTAGTATGGAAATTCGTGATGAAGTTCTGAATCTTCTGATCCGTAACTTCCACCGATCCATACGCAGGAGTTTGATACGTCTTGGCTGCGATAGCCTCAATATAAGCAAGTCCTGAATCAGGGATGGTGGCTGTGTCTGCGAAGCAGAAGAAAGCATTTAATACGCCGTTACCATTATCGCTATGCACTTTGGCTTTATCTCCTAACCTCGCGTATAATGCGCGAGCCTGCGCCAATGCGTCTGCCTGCGTTGTATGCCACCTACCATTAACGGTTCTTGTTTCAAGATTAACAACTGCCCACGGCTCACTAGAATGTCCCGCAGCAGCAGCTTCTTTAGGCCAGTACAAAACTTGGTAAAGACCCATTCCTGGCCTTAATGGTTTAAGTGGGCTGTTAGCTGGCATATTGGCTTTCTAGCTCCATGATGATTACACGACGATCAAGCCATTCATCAACCTTTACTAAACATTCAACTCTATCTGTATATTTCGCGTATTTAAGCAAGTTAGAAAGAAACTCCAACTGAATATCAATTTCACTCAGAGTATAAACCTTGGTTTCCTCGATAACCGAGGCACTCATATTTTCCCCTACTTTCACACAGCACCAGAACTAGGTGACTTACCGATATTTCCTCCACCGCCATTTTTACTAGTGTTGCTAGTACTACTGCCGTTAGTAGTTCCGCCGGTGAGACTCTTTTGAATAAGCTCTTGCACTCTTTCGGGCCTCTCTGACGGTTCTTTCCACGGAGTAGTAAGACGAGGAATATCAAATTGTTGTCTGACCCACTGTTCTGTTGCCTCGTCAAGACTAATGGCGTCTGAATCAAGAAGATTCTTGAGTGCAGAAGAGAACATCTGCAAGTCCTTAACTTCACCTACGCCGCGTACTGATAGTTTGGGAAAATTATCAGTTGGGAAATTATACGCAACTAATTCAGGAATCAGGTACATATTAATTGCATCGCAAATAGACTGAGCAATATGTCTCATCGACTTCAAAAACATATCCATACCAGTAGCCCCTGTAGCACGGCCGCCGCTACCACCTTGCGTGACGCCCATGTTAAGGAACTGAACCATTACGTTTTTGAGGATTTGCGTATCGTGGTGTTCAACAGATTTGAGTACATCGACGAGTTGACCGTGTACTTGAGCAAATCCAACTTTAATAGTCGGCGGTCTTGCGATATATGCTTTCTCGTTTGTGCGAAGATCCTGACCAAGTTGATGAGCCGCCGCTATATCCTTTTGACCTGCTCCTGGACTTATCTCAATATCGGGAATGCCAATTGCGTGTCGCTCTTTCTGAATAGAGTCAATATTATAGAGTCTATTCTTGTACCACCACGGTTTGTAAGCAGTACGCAAGAGTGACATTCCTTCAAGAGTTCCGTCCTGCTCATCGAATACGAACACGACGCACTTCTCGATAGGTATATCTACCTCTTTAGAATTTCCCGCTGCATCAACAGCATTATGAATAACGGTTGTAGGAGCGCCATTATCATCAGAGTCAATTCTTTGAATAGTTAGTGGAGGTCTAAAAGCTAACTTCTTCAACATCGTATATTGTTTACGATTAGCGCCAGGAGTGACTTTTCTAGGCGCCCACTCTCTTGTTTCCCATACTTCTTCAAATACTGATCTACCAGCTTCGTACATACGCAGAATCTGCCAGAGAATCTTTACCCACGGAACAGTCATACCCTCGAATAAGTTAAACTCAACAAACTCAGCAATAGCCATATCTTGGGGATCAGCAGAATAAGGCTCAATAAACCATTCTGCACCTAGCACAGGAGATTTGCCTGCACGTAAACTCATACGCACAGTTGCATCATCTCGCACCATTTTAAGGTACGTCTGAGTTTCTTGAAAGCCCTTTTGTAGCGCAGGGACAGGATCAATGAGAAGAGTAGCTTTTGCACTACCTACCTCAGAGAAATCTGGCCCTTTTACATCATCTGCGCCTTTGGCAACGTAAGTCGTGCCAGTAACCTGTCTAGCAGGCGTAGAGTCCTTGCGCTTTAAGCGTGGGAAGCGGGCCATTAGTTAACTAAACCTCTGATCTACTGAAACACCGGTCTGATACTTAAAAAAACCGGCTGCCTCACTTCCACTATAACCACTATAAACGTCGGCCAGGTGAACGTTGCCACCATTCACAAAATATTCATTGAAGAAGTATCGTAATGCATCTGCTGTATGATCGTTTTGCCCACGAGTAAGCTCATAGCCGGGTTTATTGCCAGAAGAGTGAATAGTACTAAGGCTGCGTATGGTTTCAACACAAGAAGGGTGAATAATTAGCCCAGGATCACCATCTTCTCTTATTCTGAGAGCTTCTTTTATTGCTTCAATTCCAAGTGTAACGCCAACAGGATTCGCAACAACACTTCCAATAATATAGGCTAAGGTTGCAATCTCGTCTGCACCTCTAGGATCAGCAGCAATACAATCAACGTGGAATCCTTCTGGATTAGCACGATCTTTTAGAATAAGACCGTGTTGTTGGGTTGCCACATAGCTCTGCACATATTCCCTCCACACATAAACTCTATCACTCATATCAATCATAATATCTAGACAGATGAAGGGATCTGTGTAGCCAAAGTCGAGTGCCCACCAATTTTGATATTCTGGGTTATAATCAAACTCTTTAACGTGGATGCGCTCATCGAACTCTGGATAGATCAACCCCTCAAACGCAGTAAATTCAGCACCATACTCCTGCATCCAGAACATCCATGAAACCGTATTATAAATCTGGACAAGTTCTTTATCGCATTTGCATTTAATTATGTTATGATGCCGACCATCAGCGATGTTTTCACAGTTAGGGTCGAAGCCAGTCGGAAATACTTTATTATTCATCCAACTTGGCAACCGCCACGATTCATACTCAACATAATCAGGATGCTGACCTAATTGATATAGCCCTTCATACCAGTTAAAACCCTGCGGCGTGGATGGAAAGTCTGCGCTACCTCTTTTATCTGTGAGAGCCGGCTGAACATACATCTGCCATGTACTCATATTATGTTTAGCAGCCTCAGACATAATTACATGATCGAGTCCCTCACCAACAAGTGACTTAGGACGCTCAGCAGATTTTACTTCCATTAATGAGTTCAAGTCAGGAAAATAGATTCTCATATCACCTTGTTTGACATTATAACTAGTTTTGCAGTGTTTAAGCAAGCCTAATTTCTTGAAGTCATTATAAACAATTCTAAACTCTTTTTCACCAAGCCCATAATCAGGGCCGACAATCCAATTAATCGAGTCGGGGACAAACATCTTGAAAGTTCCTTCGTGACCTGCCCAAGTGCTCTTACCCCATCTTCGGCCGCAACAAGGAATACGATAACGTGCCTGTGAATTATGTATAGCCCACTGTTCCTCAGAGTGGGGCTCATATTCCAGCTCGGCGAATAACTTTTCGCGAGAAATTGCGGGTTCAGTACGTGTCATCCCTGCTGTATTTTTTGTGATGCAGTTACCGTAGAGGTACCGTCAGTTGCACTAATAGTATAAAGCCCTTCACTCTGCGGGGTGAATGAACCAGGGAATGACCAAGCGCCGGCACCATCAGAAGTAACATTCCAAGTCGCTATAGCTGCTCCAGCTTTAGATACTGTAATCACAATAGCATGAGTAGCTGCAAAACCAGTACCAGCAATACTCATAGCTGTACCAACTTTTGCCTCTGACGGGATATTCGCAGTTGTTAGTGCTGCTGCCATTCCTAGTCCTTTCGCTTACTAGTTATGAAAGACCGAATTCCATCGGCCCAAGTATTGGTGCTTCGGGCGGAATAGTTGGACGCACATAAAGTTTATATGTACCTTCTGGCCAAACTCCAACAGTCGTGTCAATCAATGGGAATACTCTCATTAAATCTTTGGAGTTAACAGGCGTCCAAGCAATGATATCAGTTATTTCAGACTCATCTGTTACTCTGTAGTCTACATCATACGACGCTAAATCCGTTATAGTGCCGAGCTTGTCTGTGATATCGACGGGGAGAAGCTCGATAGTTCCTTTATTTAATGTTAAGATACTAACCACCTTCTTTGTGCATTAATACTATAGAGAACCCCTACTACGTCGGTACCAAGACGCTGCTTTGTAGCGACAGAGTAGAGCGTTCCCGGTAGATCACTTAACCAATGAGAACCAACTAATCTAGCAGAAAGCTGCAACCTAACAATTGCACCAATTTCATATGAAATAATTTTCGTTATCGAAGTAACAGTTGCAAAATCAATATTATTCGAATTAGTTATTTCGCCTGATTGCGGAATTGTAGTACTAGCTACAAAAATCCCATCAACATAAGCAGCTACATCAGTAGAACTAGGCGTAGCCGTATTATATACAATATTACTATCTGGAATCTCATGAAGCTCAGTATACTGTAAATTAGTTAAGCCAGATATAGTTGAGCTGTCTACATATGTGCTGCTTCTGTACTCGTCTGATACTAAACTGGTAGTGCTACTTGTCGTAGATAGATCCACGTAGTTTGCAATATCAAGTGTTGAAACGCTAGTACTGCTATTAGCGGTAAAACTATCTATGAATGCAGTAACGTCCATAGAGTTTACATAAGTTGTACCGCTAATAGAAGCACTGTCGCTAACAGCTTGTTGATATTGCTCCGATGATTGCACAGTAGTTGTGTCAGAAGCTAATATACTATCAATATAATCTGCTACATCTATAGAGTCGAGATCAGTAAAACTAGTGATCGTAGCTGTATCGCCACCAGCATTAGTATATTGCTCTGAACTATCTATTACGGTTGTACCTGTAACTATAATTCCGTCTACATAAGCAGCGATATCAGCAGAGCTAGGCGCCGTTACATTATCTACTTCTAATGCATCAGTATAATTTGTTAATTCAACTTCTGAAACGGTAGTTACGCTCGACGGCGTATCAGCATCTATATATGCTGCTATATCCTGTGCTGAAACAAAAGTAATGTTAGAAACTGTGTTGCTGTCAGGTATTTCATGCAACTCTGTACTATCTATAGAAGTAACGCCGACAGCAGTTTGCGAGTCTGTATAATTTGCGGTATCTGTTGAAGTTACAAACGTTACATTACTAGTAATATCCGCATCTACATAAGTAGCGATATCCGAACTAATTACAGATGTAGTACCATTGATCGTATTAGTATCATCGGCTTCTTTTACTTCATCTGCGCTTACTGAAGTTATTCCACCGACTAATCCAGAATCAACATAGGCAGCAATGTCTGCTGTTGAGAGAGCAGTTAAATTAGTTACTGTATCTGTATCAACATAATCTGCAACATCAGCAGACGTTGGCGTCGTGATTGACGTAATAGTCGAAGAGTCTGGAATATCATGTTCTTCGGCCGCACTTGGAGTTAATATATTAGTTGGTGAATCACTATCAACATATTGTGTTATATCAGAAGCTGCAACAGTTGTCGTGCCACTAATAGTTGCTGAATCAGGTATTTCATGAATTTCTAAAGCACTCGGTACGGTCGAGTTAGAAATAATAGCTGCATCAACAAACTGTACAGTATCTACAGTTTGTGGAGAAGTAATAGAACTAACAGCACTAGAATCGCTATAGGTAGCCAGCTCAGTAGCACTAAGACTAGCAAGACTAGTAATCGTGTTAGCGTCGATAAAGCCTGTAATGTCAGTAGTGGAGATAGATGTGGTTCCATCGACTTCTCCTGTATCGACGTATTGTGCTGTATCGAGCGTTGTGATGGCGGTTGTTCCATTCACAGTTCCTGAATCTGGAATGTCATGCTCTTCTAGTGAACTGACTGACGTTATTCCAGCAATTGTAGCTGCTTCAACATAATCTGTTGATTCTGTTGCAGCCGGTGTAGTTACGCCACTAATAGTTTGCGCTTCTACGTCGGCTGCAATATCAGAAGCAGAAGGTGTTGTTACTCCTGCAATTGTCGCAGACTCTACATATTGTGTGGTTTCTGTGGTTGACACAGTTGCCAAATTACTAATAATAGCTGATTCAATAAACTGCGATGTTTCAGTTGCAGAAACAGTTACTATGTTAGATACAGTTTTAGAATCAACAAATGCCGCAACATCGCTTGATGACGGGCTAGTAGTAGATGTAATAGTTGCACTTTCTACATAACTGGTGCCTGTGGCAAGAGTAGGGACAACCCATCCATCGTTATCTGCTGCCCAAAAGAAAGTAGCTGCACTTAAATTAGGCCAATTCGTCGGATCATCTGTATTGCCCTTAGCATTAATTGTGCTGGCATCTGAATCAGATAATGTGCCTGTACCAACTGCTACCCAGAGAACCTCTCCATCAATACTCGAAAAACCTAATCCCTCAGCATCGCCACCAATTATCAATCTTGATAAAGTTGGTAATGTTAAAAATCCTCCTACAGTAGTAAATGAGGAGCCATTTAGAGAAATTTTCTCTATGGATACTGAACTATCCCATCCGAAAATTAACGTAATAACATCGCCAGACGAATGTGTCGCAGCTACTAATGTAGAACCATTATCTCCGCCGCTTAATGTAGAATCGATAACAAAATTATGACCTGTTTGATCAAAATAAGTTAGTATGCGATTATTAGTAGTATTGTCATCATACTGGAAAATAGATTTTGCGATGAAATTTTCGGTACTAGGCCATTCCAATCTAACTCTTAAAGCGATCCAGCCTTTCGTAGAAGTTAATACACGAGAAGGAGCAATTATATACCCTATATTACGACTTGCTGTAGCGCCGTTAGTTTCAATATAAGGTGTTGCATAGGGTTGTTGTTCTAATTGAACACCATCTACGTAAAATGTGTAGCTCACTTGAATTGTAGACAAGATTTTAACAGTTGCAGAAGTATCTGATCCACCAGTTGTAGCTGTAACTGTAACTCGCTGCCATGAGCCATTAGCAACTACAGATGCATCGGTAGCTGCACTAACATTCGGTGCGAAACGTAAAGTTATTGTGTCGCCACTAGGAGCTTTTACCCAACATGATGCAGTATAAGCGGTACCAGATGAAACTGTTATAGTAGATGTAGTTATTCCATCATTAATAGATGCACCAATATCAACTTTAAGGCAGGCAGCACCAAATTTGAAATCACTCGTTACACGAGTCAATGTAGCAAGAATAATTGCCGACCAATCAGTCGTATTAGTTTCAAAACCACCGTTAGTAACTAAATTAGTACTGCCACGCCATAATCCATAACTCGAATCAGGTATAGTTAAACCATCGCCTTGCACTCCTAATGATCTATATGCATCATTTATCACATCACCAACAGGTATAACTTTGAAGCTAGGCCCATATATAGCTCTAGATCGACGATTCTGTAATCGTCTAGACCAAGGTCTGCTTTTAACTAGTATTGCCATATTACCTAGTTACGGTAACTCACGCACGTTCATTTTACCGCTAATGAGAATTGCATCTGCTGGTGTGGTATTTAAGCGAAAAACAATTGCTGCTGCATTAGCAACTATGTCTCTATGTTCCGCTGGAGGCACAAAAGCATACGGTATTCTGTTATTCCATCCATCCGGATGACTAGCAACAGATGTACCACTTGTCGTCGCTTTAGTTGTATCATTGACTCTTGCGGTAAATCCTGCTGCTGCATCATTTACGATTAAAGGATGCGGCGTAGGTGCTGTACCACCTGACCCCGCTGTTACTGTAGCCGGTAAGTAAATTAATTCAACATCATAAAGCTCTTCCTGTGCGTCACCAGCGTCAGCAGTACCACCTGATGCGCCTAAATATACAGCTTCAATAATGCAAATTTTATCTGCTGCTGGTTTAATATAAAAGAAATCCTGCTGGGCCGTAACACTTACGGCAGCAAAGAATACTGAATATGCCCGACCAAGTCCTATCATTCAGCTTCACGCACCTCTTCAACCAAACATAAATTTGCTAACACATCGCCTTCTAAACCTTTTATTATATTTTCAATAATTTGCTCTTTTGCGTATTTAGCGGCATTTGCTCTTGCAGTTAAACGTTGATTTTCATTACTCATCTCTTCACCTGGTTTGCGGCCCCCTTCCAACTCAGGGCGCACAGGTTGGTAGAGTGGTTCCGGAATATCATAGTTAAATGGTACATCTACGACTATTCTACATCTTGCAATCATCTTCATACTTACCACCTATCCTTCGATGCTGCAACTAATGAGTGAGCACGGCGTCTATTTGGGTGTTCTTTAACTAAAGACTTACTTAGCGTAAATGTGCCAGTTACGATTTTAGTGCCGGCGCCGCCCGATGATCCGGTTCTGAACAACACATCACCCGAGTTAGAGCCTGACGCGGTTGTTATTTCCCAGGCTACAACAATGAAGATGTATTCGTGACTTAAAGTAAAGCCTGCGCTCGGCGTCCAGGTTACTACAGTCGTAACATCTGCCGACGTACTTAATGCAGAACTCGTTGTACCAACTTGTGTTGATCCTGTGCGTTCTGTCGCACTAGAACCGTCTGCGTTGGGACTAGTAAATACTCTTGCCCTCACACGACCTGCCTGCGACGATGCAGTACCAGCACGTACAGCAAATGTCATAACCCAATTCGACGTATCAAACGAGCCCGTATACGTTGCAGCAGATTTAAAAGCATTTGCGGTAGCACCAGTTAAGAAACTTGCAGGTTTAGGTGTCGTGCTCTGAGAACTAAAACTACCCGTAGTCTGTTTCGTACCGTTATCGAATTCAGAAGAGTTACCTGATGCAATTTTTCCTACCGTCCAGCCATCTGTGCGGGAGACAGCAGTTTGATCTACTTCTTCCATCGCAGCAAAGTTACCATCTGCGCCTGACTTTAATCTAAAAGTTATAGCGGGCAAGACTAATCAGCTACCCATTCAAAATTGTATGAACAGTTGGGTTTGTCTGCTATTTGACCTGGGTGCGTAGGAAACACGTTACACCCATTTAAGTAATAAGGGTGTTGGCGATCGTTACAATTGCCAACACCCTTATCAAGCCAACTAAATAGTGGGCAGTAACCTTCACTATCACCAGTAAACGGGTTGCCCTTACAACAATCGCCGCAACGGTTACACTCTCCTCTACGTACCCATACCATTAGCCAGATTTAATAGTTGCTGTAACCTTTTCGGTATCCCCGTTAGCAAAGTTACGAGTTGCAGCAGTATCAGCAGCAACATAAATTTGCCCGGCATTTAAAGTAGTACCATCGCCCATGAACCAGCTATTCGCACCGTTAGGTGAAGGTGTGCCGGTAAAACTAAAAGTAACCTGGTCGGCAGCACTCGAAGTACCACCAGTAGACAAGGTATTGTCAAATGAGCTAGTACCCCAGTCAATACCAGCCTGGTTAATAGTGCGGGCAACAGCCTGCCGCGCGTAACCCGCTGCTGTAGTAGAAGCTAATTCATTAACGTTGGTTCCTGTAACGGTTGCGCTAATTGCACTATTCCGCGCCATAGCACTAACAGCAGTAGTTGATAATGCAATCTGCCAAGACGATGGAGGCGTGATAGAACCACTGTTACCTAAAATATAGTTAATAACTAGATCTGTCCAACGTTGGAAAACTATAGTTGCGTGGAAAACGCGATTCCCTTCAAACGGAAGTTCTGCACAGGGGGTACCTACAACATTATCAGTGGCGTGATGAAAATGCACATACATATTAGGCCACCCAACTATCAATGCCACTAAGATCAAGTTCATTACTTTCATCTGCTTTATACATAGAATTCAATCTTCCCTGATCTTGCGGATATACAGGCGAAAGTTCATCCCTCATAGCTCTTATGAGTTGATGCGGGTCAATATTCCCATCCTTTGCCATACCATCAACGAGTGATTTAGCAGTATCAGCTGAAACAGTTTCGTTATGCAAATCAGCAGGGTGGCTACTATATAGTAACACCTTTGAAATTCGTTCTGCTGGCCGCTGCGTGTTTCTATCAGCCTGCGCCGCTAATTCAGGTTCAATGTCGGTTCTATGTTCAATGTTCTGAGCAGAGCCAAAATCGCCAGTAACAGCTCTTCGATGATGCTCACCTAAAAAGTTCTTCAATTCTGCCTCGTCATCATACGAGACAACGCTATGCGCGCCAGTCTCGAAGATGATTTCTGCATGTTTTGCCACTTCTTACCTCCCTGACTCTTCTGCAATATTAGGAGCGCGTGGTGCTTTGGCCAAAGCATCAACTATGTCCTCTTGTTCTGCGCCTGATATTAACGGGGTTATGCCGAATGGAGCAAGCTTATGGGCAGCTTCGGCAGTAAATGCTTGTCCAGTTTTTGAGGCATGTTTAACAAATCGCGTGATTTCCAGGTCGTTATGCTTTTGTCTATTATGCCGTTTGACCCACAATTTGCGCCGGCGCGTACAATGATCTATCATATCCATGTAAAGTTGTGGGCCAATAAAATAGCTAGAACCATCGAGTAGTTTACGTTCTGTAATTATACCCTCATCAAGTTTATCTTTGCAAGTACGATCTTCGGCATGTTGAAATAGATCACCACAAATGCGGCAACCAGTAAAGGGTGCATTGGGATCAAAATCTGAACCTAAGTCTTTCAGACCTACAGGTGTACTTAATAACAAAGGCTCAGTCATCTTTTATCAGAGGTCTTATTACATTATGGATTGTCCATATTGCAGCATTAGCCTGCTCTTTCGTAACGCCGTTTAGACCATGAATGAAATCATGGACAACACTTGCAGCTTTATCAGCGTCAGCTAGTGTTGGGGTAGGCAAATTATTCAGTCACTTCTGAATCAACTATCTGCTGAGCTTCTTGCTTAAAGTTTTCATCGTTGTCTGCGAGTCTCTTGATGAGAGACTTGATTTCGCCTTCAACTTCTCTCTCAAGCTTACCAGACAAAACAGCTTCAATAACGAACTTTGACATACTAGCTCTAACAGAGTCAGTATCTCCATTTACTAAAATCTGTTCTGCTGTGGTAACAGCAAGTTCAAGCATACCAGCAATGCCATTACGAGCGGCTTGAATAGTTTTGTCGTAGTCGCCTGCTGCATCAGCAAATTCTTCTGCTATAGCTTTCTTATCAGCTTCGAGTCTTGTTGATCTAGCACGTTCTTCTGCTAATGCTTTTTGCAACTCTGCTGCTCTATCTTCCGGTGCCATGTTACCTCCAGTGTTATGGTAGGGCTACTAGCACTTTAGTGGAAGTGAAGCAGCCCTACCGCCTGCTAATATATACTGCCACCAGGTTGCGAAGTAAAAGGCCTAAGACTTGTTAATTGTGATACCTTTCTAAATTAAGACGTAGCGTTCTATATTAACAAACTAACTTTGATACTTTTCATTGAACAGTATTAACCGATTAACTTTGATACTTTTCACAGAAGAGATTGAGGGACAGAAACCACACGGCTTGCGCTCCAGGCGTGATACTTCTTCTACCGAGCGGAGAGAAAACCGCAAGGGGTACAGAGAGTGGAATCGCTCCCGCGAGACCGTGCTCCTCTCGTATCGGGGAAAATGTGTGAAACAGACGTACCCGCGTATCGGCAGCGAACCCCGCTGAGTGTGCTTGACCGAGCCTAGCTCAGTCAAGTCAATCACGCACACTCTCCCTTCGATCCTCTTTACACCCTTGTTGCACTTGCATTGTGCAATCCATGGAGAGGGATCGTAAGGACGAGAGAGTATGTACGAGAACACTCGACAATCGCCAACACTCGATGCTAGCTCGATGCAGCGGTGAGTTAGGCTCAGTCAAGTACACTCGGCACAATCCGGTAGACTGTCATTCAACCGCACTCGGTTGCTAACAACAACCGCGAACGGAGAATGACATGGCCGAAACACTCGATCAGGCAACGTTGCTTCGCAATAAGGCACGCGCGAAGCGCGCGAAGTCAGGAAACCGCGTTACTGCGGAGACTCGTCTCGCAGTCTGCGTGAAGTTCCTGAACGACGACAACATGGAGTTTCTGGCAGTGGAGAATGTCTACGCGCCGGGAACGAAGTACACACAGATCGTCGCAGGCTTCCGCACCGTCATCCTGGAGAATAAGCTCGACGAGCTTGTCTATCCAGTCGTCGATGGAGATCACGTTTTTCTTATCAAGCTCACCGATCCTGAGGCCGACGAGCAGTAAGTCTGCAACACAAGTTCACGCAATCGAGTGCGGTTCAGTGACAGTCTATCGAAGCTGCCTACGCTGCTCATTCAAACCCCTGCACAGGAGTCGTGCTTACATGGCTAAGCGCAAGCAAGGCAATAACAAGCGCCAACCGCGTATGACAGCCGCAGGCATAAACACGCAGTGCATCTCAATCATGCCTGACGGTTCGGCAGAGTACTTCACGCCGAAGAAAGTCAGCAAGTCTACGCGCGTCGATAAGCGCGCCGACGGTAAGTACGTTGTCATCACAATCGAAAGAGCCCTGCGATAAGCGGGGTTCTTTTTCGCCGAAATAACACTTGAGCAAGTTTGTCGCCGACGGCTTGTTGAAGTGTTCTTTCATTCGACCCTTACTAATAAGGGAGTTTCAAGTGATGCTAAAAATCCGCATAATCGCGCAGGAAAAATATTTCCGTTCTTTGCGCGAAAGTGTAGGAATCATGCGCCAGCGGCGTCAGTCTATGGCGTATGACGAAGTTGCAATAAAGATTCAAAATCTCTGCGGAGAGATTGAGTTAAGTCTCTACCGTTGTCGCCAACTCATCGAAAGGGGCTAAAATGCTCACGTTCGTCACGTTTCTCATCTTGTGGACTCTCCTGAGTCTGCCGGTTCATCTTCACTACGCGCGGGTTCGCGCTAGTAA